GCCGATCCCGGTAGCGAGGATCTGCATCACGTCATCCGCCCGGTCGTTCAACGCGGTTTCGAGGAACTTGGCCTGACCACCGTTGGGGTGGTTCCAGCCGATCTCCTCGTGCTGGCGTGCCGCGTACGGGGTGTCGTAGCCGACGGCTGCTTCATCCCCGGATACCGCTGCCTTGCCCGAGTCGCGGAGGTCGCCCTCACGGACCGGCACCCTGTTGTTGGACTCCCCCAACACCGCTTCGGCAGCCATGCGGAGCGCGCCCTGCTTACCCGCCTCCAGCTTCGCGGACACTTCCCCGCCATTCCACGTGAAGTTGACACTCATTCGAGGGCCACCTCCACGTGATTAGGGGTTGGTTGTCCGCCACCGTGGGCGACCTGGCAGGAAATGACCCGCGAGGTTCTGCCGCCGAACAGTTGCGGGAGGGTGATCTGGGAGCCGGGCTGGATGTATCCGACGTCGATGGGGAACACGACCGACGTGGACGACACTGTTTCTGTGCCGTCCCCGTCTGTCACCGTCTTGGTGGTGTCATCGACGGCCGCCGACAGGGTCACGGGATCGTCCCATTCGTCGCCGAACGTGCCCGCCCCCAGAAACCGGGACAGGACCACTTCGTGCGACCACCAGGCGGCCAACGGATCTGTCATCAGGTCCACACCACCCCAGTGCACAAGCCCTCCTGGCGCAGCGCCTCGACAGCGGCGACACACAGGGTGGTTGCCGACACGGTGCGGCGATCAGTGTCGCCCTCCACGTCGAAGGTGACGTTTCCGCCGGCGATGCTGGACGACTTGACGGTCTGCCCCGACGGTGCGCCGGCGGCGACAGGATCAACACCTGCTGCTGCCCATTCGGCGACCTGTAGGCAGGTGGCGTCCTCGAACGCGCCGATCGTGAACGGATCGGACGGTTTGCCGGCCGGGTCCACGTCGTAGCGGTCATGGCGTGTTGCCCCCGCGACGAGCAGGGACGCGTACCGGAGTAGCGTCTCGGCGTTGTCGGGGATTTCCGAAACGAACTCTGCGAGCTTGTTTCGGTCGGCGTACACGATCACTTAGACGCCTTCCGGTTACGGGGCCTACGGGCGGGGGCGGGGGCGTCGTCGTTGTCGTTGGTCTGCGACTTTCGCGTAAGCGAGTAGTCCTCGTGCCGCCTCCAGCGGGCCAGGCCGTCAAGCCGGGGCAACGGATGCTCCGACTCGATGACCTGGCCGCTGGCCACGTTGGTGTAGATGAACATCAGGCCGCGTCGGCACCCTTGACGAGGACCGCCTTGTTGGCGTCCAGGGTGGAGATGCCATACAGGCAGTCCACGGAGAACGTGGTCTGCTTGTACTTGGTGTCGTAGCCCTGGATCACGCGAAGCGCGAGTCCGTTGAAGTTCTGCACGGCAGCGTTCGCGTCGGCCGGGACGTACAGCGACGTGTTGGTGAAGGTGAACGCGTCGCGGTGGAACGCGAGCGACACCTCAGTGGTCGGATCGCCGGTGGCGGGCGATGCGCCGGGCTTGGCGATGTTCTGGGTCCAGAACACGTCGAAGCCGTGAAGCTGAGCGCCGACGCTGCCCTGGCGGAGGGCCTGGGTGTCGCCCGACTTGTCGGCGTGCTGGAGCGAATCGTCGCCCAGCCACTCGGCCTTGGTGAGTGCGCCGATAAGGGCGTGGCGGTTCTCCAGCGGCACGTTGTGGCCGTCGAGGATCGCTCCGGCGTCGATGAGCACCTTGTGGTCGTCCCACCCGTACTTGGCGGGGACAGCGCCGGTGCCGTCGCCCTCGCCGACGGACTCGGTCAGGGCGGCGACCGCGTGAGCGATGACGCTACGGTCGATGTCCTGGGCGAGCGCGTTGATGGCGGGGACGATGAACCGGTCGGTGAACTCGTCGACCTCCATTGTCAGCTCGGTGTCAGTGAGGGTGAACGAGACATCCTTGATCGTGTCGAGCTTCACCGGGACGGTGGACTCGTTGATGTCCTGGATGACGATGCCGGTGTCGTGCGAGAAGTCCTTGGCCTCGAACACGGTGGGCTTACGCACGTTCATGGTGTCGCCGCGCTTGGCGGTGACGAGGGCCTGCGAAAAGTCGCGGTGGACGAGGTTGGTGGCACCGAGACGCTCGTAGAGCGTGGCGACTGCGGCGTCGGCGGCGGTGCCCACGGAAATGGTGTTAGCCATGACTGGCCTTTCGATTTGAGGGGGGTGAGCGCGTTACTTCTTGGGGAATCGCTTGGCGTGCCAAGCGGCCGGACCCGAGGGGGCCTCGGCGGGAGCGGCGCTCTTCTGGGGGTCCGAACCGCTCGTAGTGGGCACCGCCGGGGTGGCCTTGTAGCGGGGGTTCGTGTTCACGGCGTCGGCAACAAGGTCCGCCACCAGGGCGGAGTAGTTGTCGTCGTCGGTGTCTAGGGCCTGCACCTTGTCGGTGAAGGTGCGGGAGTCCAGCAGGATGTCGGCGTCAGCATCAGCCTGCTTGGCGGCGGCGCGGATGGCTTCGGTGCGCCGGAACTCGGCCAACCGCTGCTGGTAGTCGTCGCGCTCGGAAGCGAACTTGTCGCGTTCGGCGGCGATCTCGGCGATGATGTCGTCCGGGGACTTCTCCGCCTCCGCATCAGCCAAACCGAGGGCCTTGGCGAGGTTCTGGACCATCGCCTTCTGCTCCGACTCGAACGCTTCCATGCGCTGCGCCAGTTCGTTGCGCTCGGTGCGGTACTTGGCCGCCTCGTTGCGCAGGTCTTTGACGTGGTTTTCGGGGAACATTTTCTGCTCGCCCGAAGGGTCGGACGGTTGGTGCTGCGAGACGCCAGCCGCGTCACTTCCCTCCGGTCGGGGTGTGTCCTCCCGAGGGGCAGGGCTTGTGTCCTGCTGCCCGTCGGGGTTCCCGTGGTCGGTGGTGGTTGTGCCGTCGGTGGGGGTGGTGTCGGTCAACGGGTGCGCTCCTGGCGTCTCGCAGTGAAACCCGCGCCTCTAGCGCGGGGTGCCGGGTGCCGTTCCGAGACCAGTGGTCTATCGGGGGCCAGATACCCGGCGGGGGTATTGCTAGTGGGGATTGTATGTGCCGGTTTGGGGTGACAAACATGCGTGGACGTTGACGGGGGGTTGACGTGGGTCTACGCTCAGCGCATGACTACACATTTCACTAGGGTTGCCGCCGCGTTGACCGCCACTGCCGCACTGGCCGCGGGGTGTTCCGCCGAGTCGGGTCCGTCGCTTGATCAGCGTCAGCAGGCGTGGGAGCAGGAACAGCGCGAGGACTCGTGCGCGAGTATCAAACGCCTACAGCCCGCATCGTTGGAGACAGCGTGGGCGTTCAGGGCGTCCGCTGCCGGGGAGGACTACACGCAGGAGTTGAAGGCCATGATGAACGCGAAGGCCGACGAGCAGCCGTACAAGTGTGGCGGGGACGTGTTCGAGCGGTACTACGAGGAGAATCTGGTGTCTGCGTTCCCGGAGTCGCCGAAGGGGCAGGCTGGGGAAACCACCCAGCCCGCCCCGCCCCGGTAGGCCCCCGTCGGTGTGGCGGGGGCCAGGGATTGTTGCGAGTTGTTTCGGGAGTTGTTTCAGCGAAACAACTCCGGGCGGGGCGGTGCCGCGTGGGGTGAGGTCTAGATGGGGTTGCCGTTGGTGTTGGGTGGGTCCACCCTCTAGATCGAGCGGCCTTCCACATAGAGGCTGGCCACTTCCGCGTCCGTCAGTTTACGAGGCCACATAGCGATATCGTCTATGTTTCCCTCGTATGGGGAGTCACTAGCTGTCGAGGTGTTTCCGAACGAAGCCCAGTCATCAGGGGCGAACACTAGGTTGTCGAGGTCCGCGATCAGGGTCGATGACCGAACCATAGTGCCGTTAACAAAGAACCGTAGCCTGTAGTTCGGGTCCACATACTCGGCGGTGACCGCGAAGTGGAACCAGCCCGAAGTCGGGAGAATGCTGGCCTCGGACGTCCAGCCCAGAAGTGTAGTGCCGTCGTCGAGCCTCCAGTAGAGATCACTCGGGGACGAACTTATCGTGCAGATGAAGATCGCCGCACCCCTCTCTGATGAACCTCGTGAGAATAGGTAGCCGGTGCTCGCGGTGTGTGTGCCTGTCTGCTCGAACCACGCAGATGCCGTCCAGCCGTTCGACCAACTTTCGGTGACGTCGATCCGGGGTTGCGACTTGTTGAGCCACGCATGGTTGCCACGGTCCTCTAGAGCGCCCGCTTGAGAAGTCAGTGGGGTGGACTTCACGCCGTAGTTCTGTAGCGACATGCCCGTCAACGGGTAGTAGTAGTCGGCACCTAGAACCGAATAGGGACTGGGCGGCCACACTTCGACCGTCCCCCGCATCACCTTCTGCACCGGGACTGTGCCCCGATAGATCGCGGACGGGGTTGCGGTACCTCTACGGACAGCCATCAGACGATCCAATACGTACGGTCAGCCTCTTTGGTGCCGAGCGCGTCATATTGTGCTTGGGTGCCCTGCCAGTCTTTCTTGCCACTGGCTGCGATAGCTCCCTGCGCGACTCGTTGCGCCGAGAACGCCCGCCCCGTCGTCGCCGTGCCTGCCTCGGCCTCAGCCTGAGTCGGCACACTGTAGGTCGTGTCCGTGGGGGTGGCCCACGAACCATCCCCGCGTAGGTAGGTGGACGACGAGGCGGTGCCGGTAGCGGTCAGGTCGGTGACCGGGTGCGTGTGACTCGACGCGGCCTTGTCACCAAGAGCGGCCTGTAGCCCGTCCACATCCGATACCGGGTGCGTGTGCGCGGTCGGCGGGAACGTGGTCGGCTTTGATGTGACCTCATCCCAGGCGTGCGAATGCGCCGCAGGTGGGAACGTGGCAGGCTTGCCGGTCACCTCGGACCATCCGGGCACGTACGAGTCTGGTCGAGCGCCCACATTCGCGGCGTTCAGGTTGACCGTGCCCGTCTGCCCGTTCACCGCCTGCACCGGGGCGTCAGGGGTGGCCAGTTTCACCCACGACGAGAACGCGGTCGGCGGGCCGGAACTGAGCATGTATGTGCCCTTGTCCGCGCCCGCGGTGACGACGGCAACGTCACCCTCTTCCGCTGTCAACGCCAGCATCTCGGCACGGTCCGCCACGGGGGACGGTTTTGACAATGCGACCGACGGCAGTTGGGACGTAGGCACCTGCCCGCCCACTAGGTCGGCTTTTCCTGCGAGGGCCGTGTTCAGGGCGCTCGTGGTGACCTCCCCTGGGTCGCCCGTGTCGCCCTTCGGCCCCTGCGGGACACCGAACGCCAACGAGTACGCCGGACCATCCCCAGACACCGTGACAGTCGCCGCAGCGCCCGGCGCGAGCGTAGACGACGAAGCCGTCAGGTCGAACCCGTTAGCCGCCGCCTCAGCACGGTCCGCCGCAGCGATAGCATCAGCGCTCGCCGCCTGCGCCAACCCCACCACCGCCGGCGGATACTCAACCAACGCACCCGACAAAGCAGCAACATTCACCTCGCCGCCAACCACCTGCTCCGGCCCAAACCGGGCAGGCAACAGCTCCAACTTCTGGGCAGGCTTGTCGGGGCGATCCTTGTACTCCAAATCGAAGTGGGCTTCCCACACAATGCGCGACCCGTCCACCGCCACAGCCACGTCCTGCCACTGATTATTGTGGCCCGCATCATGCAACAGTCCCCACAAGACCTTGCACTCCAACCGCTCCGCCGTGTAAAGGGCGTTCGGCGCACCAGGGACGCCCTGCGACTTATCCCCCAAATGCGGGATCAGGGTGACAGTTCCGGTCACGCCGAAACCGAGCCCTGCGGTCTCGTGCGAGGTGACCCTGTCGCCGACAATGCGCCGCCAATCCCCCACAACGCGAGCCAAAGTAATGTCTGCCATATGTACTCCTACGGGGCGAAACCGGTGATCGAGAAGATGCCGTCACGCACATCTGTGTCGGTGAAACGGGACAGGTTGGGGACGTGGACACGTCGGGGTTCACTGTCGGGGGTGGGCTTGAACCACACGTCGATGGAGGCTTCCCACTCGACGGGCGTGCCGTCTACCGCTATGACAACGTCCTGGTACGGACTGTCCAGATACGGGTGATAGAGGAGGCCCCACAGGATGCGGCAGGGGAGGGTATCGAACGTGTAGAACGCCCCGTCCGTGCCGGCGATGCCTTGGGTGAGGGGTGTAAGGGTGACTGTGCCGGACACCATCGCGGGGGTGATGTTTTTGATTTCGTGGGAGACGACTAGGTTGCCGACGATTCTTCGCCAGTCTCCGGTGATGCGGGCGTAGTGGAGTTCAGCCATGTTGGTGTCCCCCGGTGGTGTGTGGGCGGGGGACGTGAGAACACCCCGCACGGTATGCCTAGGGTTGCATACGGTGCGGGGTGCGAAACACGCGTCAGGGTGGACGGTCGAGGGGTGGCGGGACACCGGAAGGCCAGTCCCCTACCGGTGTCATGGCGACGACGCGGGCGACCGTCCCCTCGTCAATATCGCACCATTGGGGGAACCCGCCACGGGTGACGAAGTAGAGGGGCGCGTCCTCCTGCGGGCGGTCCAGGGGGTGCCGGTCACGGAGCCACTGCTTCGCCCCCACCGC